ATTCTTAGATGCAATTTTTATAGATTTTACTATAGTATTTGATGGTAAAGAATTTGATGCAACGTAAATATATTCTTCATTTTCATTATAAGTATTTTGTACATTTGAAAGAATATTTGGATATTTTAATTCTACAGAAGATTCTGAAGTTGATGCATAGTCATATCTTCTAATTATACTTAATTTTTGACTAGAAATTACTCCCTCAATTTTAGTATCTAGAAATACTTTATTGTCATTAATTGCAGTTATAGAAACATTTTCTAAAACAATATCGGTAGAATCTTTCTTAAAAATATCAACACGATCATTTACTTTTAGTGATGATTTATCTGGAGTTTCATATAAAGTTAATGTTGCAGCAGAACTTCCATTAAAATATTCGGATATTTCATACCTGGACCTAACATTATAGATCCAAGAATTAAATAATATCTCTTTAAATGAATTTTTAGAATTTAAAATATTATCACCAAAATTTTCAAATAAAATATTATCATTAGCATTAAAATAATTTAAATCATCAATATTTTCTAGATTTGAAATGGATGATTGTACTGTCAATTCTACTTTTTTGGATAAATCACCATTTTCATATCCATATATAATTTTTTCAGAACGTACATTTGATCCTGCTACAATATTTTCTAGTACATTAGTACATCCATAAAATTGATTAATAGACTTATCAGTATAACTTATGACTTTATCATTACAAATAAATGATCCACTAGGATCAAATCCAACAGTAGAATCAACTGTTATGACAGATGATCCTATAGAAACACTATCCGATACTTTAGTTTTTGGAGTAATTGCAAATTTACCAAAAACTAAAGTATTATCATCATATCCAGAAAATAATTCAATTTTATATAAAACTTTACCATTTCGTGTTATAATATCAACTTTTGATACTGGTCCATATGCACTTTCATCATCACTTCTTATTTCTTCCCCAACAAGATTATATGGATTTGCTCCTGGTGTAATTAAATCTGTAATTAAAACTTCTCTACGAATATATTCACTTTCTGATGGTTTTAGTAAAAAATCTTCAGTATTTAAAATTTTTGGATTAACATTATAAAGAACATTGAATAAAATTTTAAACGATTCATTTGTACCTTTAGATGCATAAAAATCTTTTACTCTCTTTAAAAAATTATTAACTCCTAAATTTGAATCAAATGCAACATCCTCAAAACCTGGTGCAAATGAATATTTTAATTTTTTATAAAATTCCTTTAAAAATAATGAACTTAAATTGATAACAGAAGAATATGCATTATGTGAAGATGCTTTTGATGTGGAGAACTCTAATTCTTCAGGATCAATTGATTGGTGGTAATCTACAATACCACAAAATCCGCGAATACAACCAGTAAAGGTATTTGTAGTAATCCCAGTATAAGTAATAATTTCATCATCAATTTTTAATAATCCATATTGGGATGGAAATCCTTTGGTACTTGTTACTGTAATGATTCCAACAGTAGAGGTAATATTTGTAGTAAGACCAATATTACCAGCAATAACTTCTGGAGTTAAGTTATCAAACTTCAAATATTGATCTAAATTTTCTGCAATATCAACTGGACCTCCAGGATATTCTTGAGAAATATAATACTGCTTTAAAAATTCTGAAAATTTTGGATTCTCATCCAAAATAAATTCTGGAAGTTGATTATTAATAATTTGCTGTATTTTTACTCTTTGTTCAAAACCTGTACTTATCATATTACCTCGTTAAATTTCCGTTTGAATAGCTTGAAGTTGATGGGAAATTAACTCCAGAAATTTGCTCCCCGGAAGAAATAGTATCTTTTAACATATTTATTGAACTTTTAGTAACGTCAAAAACAACATATAAATCTTTCAAACCAATAACATCATTTGAATCTGGATATGCTTGAATTTCTACAATATTATTTGGTAATGAAGTTCCCGTAATTTTTATAGTATTAATTAAAATTTCTCCAGTATCATAATTAACTGTCCCTATTGATTTTTTAATTATCTCAATAGAATTGGTGCTATCATTTCTTCTAACAATTGCCAATGAACCAATGTTACTATCTGCAACTGCAACATCAGTAAAGAAAACTGTTCCTATAGCATCGGAAATAGTAAATCCTGTACTTTTAATATTATATTTTCCAATTTCTTTATGAAATTTATTACCAAAACATAATTCATATTGGGCGAATGTATCTGGAGATATTACACAATTTAAGTTCCTTCTAATTTTAACCTTAGTGATATTTGAAGTTATGTTAGTATCAGAATTATCGATAATTTGTACAATTTTACTATATTTAAATCTTCCTCCAAATTTATTTAAATCTACAGATTTGGAATAGGCATCAAGATTTGATTTTATTTTGGTTTGCAAATCGCTAACGTTTGAAATTTTAGAAGAATTGTAATAAACCGAAGAATCAATTTCAACATATAATAGTTTTAGATCAATAATCTTTTGATTTATTCCAATAATACTATATTGCTTTAATTTTGAAAGAATATTATACTTTGTAAAATCAGAAATTGTATATGCATTTTTAGGTTTTATACTAATAAAAACGTTTCCATATTGTGGTGGAATTAGTTCTTCTCCACCAACAACGGAAACTGATTCTGTATTTGGATATACTGACTGAATTATTGCCTCATAATCCTTTGCTGTAACTGCTCTGTACTGTGAGGAATAAACTCTAGGAGCAAAGTACTTAATTGAATCAATCGATTCAATGTCGCCACCTCCAGATGCTCCAGAGTTTGTTGTAATGAGTACAGTTCCTACTGGATTTTGTGATATTCCTAATGTATTGGTTATTAAACCAGAATATGAAAATACTGAAGGACCATTACCATCAATACCATCAGTTACAATATAACTGATTTTTACAGTAACTCCGTTTGTTAATTTTTTACCAAGGATTCCATCACCGAATAATATTTCATATTTTTCATCTTCAATTTCTTGAATTAGAAAAATTTCAGATTTTTTATCAATCTTGAGAATATTATCTACTTTTTTATACTCAACTTCGGTTCCGGAATCAATTACCTTAACAATAATTGTGCTCGTATCAATATTTGTATTATCTAAAATAAATTTTTGATTGATTGAATTATTAACTACAAATTCTTTTGTTAAAAATACACCCTGACAAATCTCTATATTATTAAATGCTGCTATTTTACTGTCAGTATCAACAACTGTTCCAATGTCTTCGGGAATTGAAAATGTATAGGATGTATTTTCTACCGATCCTACACAAACAAGTCCCGCTTTAAGAATGATTTGAGTTGGTGAAGATGCGGAAACTGGAAGATTAATATTGAACGATATATTTGCTTTCGCACAAGTTTTTGATCTTGGAACATATCCAACGTTCCTTGCAAGTGATATTACATTATCTCTAATAGTTGCAGAATCCAAAAAGGATTCATTAACTATCATATTAGAATTGAATGCAGTAATATAAGTATTATACGCAAGAGTGTCTATTAAGACAGAAAAATTCGAACCTTCAAAATCAAAATCTGTAAAATTAGAATTTGCTCTTAAGTAATTTTTAATTGATGTCTTTATCTGATCAAAATCTAGATCAGCAAATTTTGTAAAAGGCATTTTATCTTGTTGCCTCTAAAATGTAATTAAATGTTTGTGGTGGAAAATCCTGCCCAATAATATCAAAAAATACGTTTATTTCAAAAGCATTATCATCAGGTCTTGGAATTACTTCAACTTTGACTTTATTTACTCTTGATTCATAATTATTAATTGCAATCTCAACTTGTTTTTGAAGTAATGATGCAGTACCAAAATCAATAAATTCAAATAAAGTTACCTTTACATCAGAACCAAATGTTGAATTAAAAAATTTTTCACTTGGGACTGTTTGTATAATATTGCGAATTGATCTTTTAATAGCATTCTCATTAGTCAAAACGAGAATATCCTTAGTTATTGGATGCATGTCAAAAGACAAGCTAATATCCTTAAATTTTCTGGATATTCTCGTTACGGACATTAAAGAATTTGACTATTTTCTTTATTTATATGTACTACCATGAATGACCATATGATGGTTCAGTTCCATAATCCCAATCATCATAGTCATTATCATTGCGAATTTTTTTATGCATTTCTTCAGTAATAATATATTTGTTTTTTGGAATATCATCATGCATAATTTCTTGAATCACTTTTTTTTTATTTTCAATTTTTTGATAATCTGTAACCAATACTGTGGTTCCCCACATCGTGTGCATGTAATTTGGATCTCTATCAACTGGTAAATTTGACATTGTGGCTCCTGTTTTTTGTAAAAACAGAACTTTTTTTTAAAGGAGGTTGCTATCTCCTCACATCTATTTAACGATCTAGTTCTCGAATTGAATAAACGTAAGAATTTAGGTATTTTAACAGTTCTAATGCAATTAATCTGGGATTTCCCTCACCACATGTATAAACATCTATTGCTATACATCCTTCCTCCGGCCATGTATGACAAGAAACATGACTTTCTGCGAGTGCAATA